TTCAATACAAAATTATATAAACAACACGTAGAATCATCCTCCCCGAAAGTAGTAGACTCTCTAACAGAACAATTAAATTTAATCATTTGAGGGGCATATATATTATCTATATCCAAATCCTGATCAAATTCCAAAGATTCCATCTCAGCCTTATTCGATAGATATTCATAATTTTCCTGAGAAACCCCTGCGCTAACAGTAAGCTCTAATCTTCCATAAACAAGGACATCGCCAAAATTTCTATCCAACTTTATTCTATAAGATTTATCTTCTTCATCTTTCCAAATTTTAAGAACTCTACCTGATATATGGTTCCCAGACCTCATTTCGTCCACAACTTGAAAAACCAAACCTGGCGCAATGGAATTACCCTCAATTCCGCACCTGAATTTTATTGACTCAGTTTCCAGCCTTGATGTAAGTAACGTCCATTTGGCCAGCCTCCTGGCCTGAGAAGATGAGGTCACCCCAAAACCCATGGTCTCTTTTTCGTTGAATCCCAGTCTTTGTATCCCCCTAACATCCTCTTCGTAAATTACGTCTGGAGCAAAAAACTTTTCTTTATTATTGAAGCGAACCATTGCGCTAGTATACTGAAGTTTTTTTTCATTCCCAGAGTAAGTAAAGCTTCCATCCATTACATTTGAATTAGTAAACAGCTTAACAGGCAACCTTGGATTATCTTGACTCAAGGATATTTTACCATTATTGTAAGCCAATATAGACCTAAAACACGAAGCTATAGAATTAAGCATGTTTAAAGCTTCCGTTTGATCTGTAATATACATATTACAAGTAAACCTCGGCTCAACTACCGGATAGTTTTTTTGCAAGCAGCATCCCCCCACATATATGCTTTGATCTATTTGAAGATTTTCCCCAAACAAAGGCCCCTTTACAACTATTTTCCTGGAAGTAGGGTCAGAACTTACAAGTATCCTTTCTTCTATAGCACAACCAAGAGATCTAGAACAAGCTTGTTTTTGATTTCTTTGCATTTCTTGCATGGTTAGATTTTTAGCTCCATCTAAAACAACTAAATTAGGTAGCGCACTACTACTTGAAAATTTATTATCTAAATTAATTTTTTTAATATAAAAACACACTTTTTTTCCCGCATATTCAGACCCAGTTCCAAATTCTTTCGCAAATTGCTTTGTTGAATATTGGGCTCCTTGACTAACAAGGCTTTCATCTGAAGCAGAAAGAAGTACGGATAGCAGGCTCTTAACCTGCCATTGAACAGACGCCGTAGATGATTCATTATTATTTCCTGTCGCATAAACGATTGGAACTTGACTCGAGGATCCTCCTATGTACGTATTTTTTTCCTCCTCCGTAGCCACTCTTCCCAATACTGCAAAAAATATATCATCTATATTAAGAGGAGTTACAGCAGCGTTTCTATCTATTGTCTGCCCACTATTATCTGTTATTGTAAAATTTAAAGAATCTATATTCGTCTCATTGATCGCCACCTCGCCAGAAATATCATCATTAAATATAACGTAATCATTTAAAGATATAGTAATTTGATTCTCATTTTCTTTATAATCTGACGACGAATTAAAATTAAATGGCCTAAGTAAGCCCGTAGACGTTTCTGGAATATAATCTGTCTGAACCAACTCGTCACAATATTTTGCTATTTTATATAATTGCCACTTATCTATATCTTCCGGAGCAAGTCCATATTTCGACACCCCAAACCTGGGATTCGAAATGACATCAAAAAATATCCAGGCAGGATTATCAGTCCACCTTAAATTTTCTTCTGCTATCGATATTACATCTTCGTAATTTTTTTGACCCAAGAACAACCCATTCCAGGACCCCTTATATTTTCTTGTTATTGGGTCATAATTTTCAGGAATTAAAACCTTTTTAAGCTTTACGTGGTACGACCGCTTAGGCACCTGAGCAAAATTTCTAGAGTCTATTTTTAAACTTAAAAATGCAGTATTAGGGTATTTAACTTCTTGTAAAATTTCTTCCTGAACCTTAGAAAGGGCAATATTACATCTCGTATAATTTCCACTAAGAAAAACATCGTTAGGCGCATTTGTCCGACCATTTTCCCCAGCTCTTTTTGTTGGATCTAATTCGGGAGTTATTTTCATAAACTTAAAACTTATGCCCTCCTCATCATCACCAAATTCCTCAGAGCGATAAATTTGTACCTGTATTGGAATTTCTACAGCGCTAGTCGCAACACCATATACAGAAAAGAAATCTGATGAAGAATTACCTACCCAAGCACTTAAGACACTAGGATTATTATCAACATAAGCAATATAAGAATCCAATGCAGCCTTCAACCTGTCATCATTATATTGGCTAGCAAACTGAGAAGCCGTGCTAAACCCATCGCTGTCCCCATTTTTAACCTTTTCTTTTAAATTATCAGGTAGCTCTACGGGGGCGTAATTAATGCTTGATTTATTAGAAATAGTATCCCAATGATTTATTGCAAATTTTAATTTTGACATATTAGAATTACTACTCACCGACAATCCCCCTCCCTGAGAACTAAATCTGCTTAGCCCAACTTTAAAATTTCTTCCAAAATGTGCACCTAAACCATCCCCATCAATAGGGGTTTGAGTACTTACAGAGCATCCAGACCTAGGGTCAAATATATTATATTCTTTTCCGCCTCTTAGAACATGAATTGAAAAATCAACAAACGCAGAAGAAGTGTAAGACTTTTGGTCAGTAGCTCTATTAAACATCAGCTCAACAGCCATAAAAAAAGTAAGATTAGTAACATCCTTATTTGGAACAAAATGATTAAATATAGTGGGATTATATTTTTTGGCAATTGCTATTTGATTAGTCGTACCCGACTTATAAATTTCACCTATCACATCCGGCCTTGCTCCGAATAATACCTGGTTTCCATAATCTACTATATAAGTAGCCTCAGTTGGAGTGAAATTTAAAGTATTAGACGCAAGACCGTCATTAACTTTACATTCTTCTGAAGATACTCCTTCCGTAAGAACATAATTAGACTGACCCAGAGAATCTACAACAACAACATCATTCAACAACACGCCCTTTAAATTTTTATTATACTCTCCATCAGAAGACACAGGGTTACCCAATTCATCCACCAGCCCTTCTATAGGTCCCTCGCAGAGCAATTCAAGATATTCTATAGAAGATTCTGACTCCAAAGGGTAGGTTTTGTCTTTCCCATTTGCGCTAGAAGGATTTTTTTTTGCACTTATAGTTCTTTTTTCCCCTATTGAAGAAGAACCAATCACAAGTCTGCCATAACCTATAGGAACGGGATCTCCTTGACTTCTTCGATTGGATGCCCCATTAATTATATAAGATCGAGTAGATACATTATTTCGCTCAAATTGCTTGGGCGGGTCTGGTGGCTTCATTAAAGACTGTATACCGTAACTGATAGCGGCAAACAAAACCGCCTTAAAGAACCAGCTCTTAGCAGTTAAAGCAACAACAACATCAAATATAGCCTTAACCCACCCAGCGCCTTCTACATTAGGCAAGATATGCAACTCTTCTTCAACCTCTACCTCTACATCTGTTCTTGATAATAATAACTTTTCCTCAAAAGATTCCCTTGTTTCATTTGGGCTTATTGCTTTCCTCAAAAATAGATAGTTTTTACCAGAATTATATTCTCTTAATAAAAAATTCAAAAACCCATCTTGATTAGCGTCTATAGCCCTAAGAATCTCTGGCACAGTTTTAGCATTAACAAACCACGTTTTGTCAAAACGCTTAGCCAAACGACCATATAAAACCACCTTTTTCATCCTTATACCTTATAATCTTATACACCATTATAAACATAAAAATCTTCATCTCTAATACTATATATCAAATACGGTATATTTATACGCTTGCAATTAATTTTATCAAATGAAGAAGGCCTGGAAGAACCAAAGGGGTGGGAGTGAAAAATGTAGCACACTTCGTGTTCAACAATCAACCTAGGATCTAACTCAAAAAAACGCCTGGGAGAACAACTCAAATTCTTTGAGGAGAAAAACTTCAATAAATCTCCGCTTCTGGCAATAACACCACACATTTCAACTTCTTTATTTGATAAAGAATAATTTCTTAACTGGCAAAGCAGGTCGTCCCTCAACTCATGATTGATCATATCTCACAACTCCTGGGAACCCTCCAAAGGGAAGAGGCTTGTAAGGAGTTCCTGGAGATTTATTGAATGATTCTAACCTTAATTCTTCTGCAGTAAACCTTTTTTTGCAAGACTTGAAATTCTTTTGACACTCATCCTTAGCCCAGTGAGACCTACCAAAAAATGGATGATAATCTAATGCATTTGTATGATCAGTCAAGCAAACAAAAACTTGTGGAGTAGTAAGGTAAGGGTTGTTCTTAACCCCTACCGGAGAAATCTTAACTAGGTCTCCAGCCTTGTAACCATATACAGAAATACTAGAACCAATTAACCATTTATCTCCGGCCCATTTTTGCCCATATTTATTCCACGCGGGAATGCTGTCAATCATTTTTGGGTATTTTTCTGGATCTACTTTTGCAAATTTTATATTAGCTTCTTCCCCAAAATTACTTTTCAAGTCTTTAGTTAGATCTTTTCCGCTTAAATTCTCGATAGCCAACCCTCGATAACCACAACCAATTTCACATCTATAGGTCCAATTACAATAGTTTGCCATCATTTTTCTTGCAGGAACCATAGCGTTCTCTAACTCCAAAGCAGAAGCTAACTCGAAAACAACTTGATCCCTATCTTCAGTTAATTTTTTATTAATATAAAAAACATCATCAGGAAAACCGGCGTCAGAATCCGAGGAGCCAAAAGGGTTTTGGCCATTTTCGTTAAGGTTTCTGTTTTGAAAGTTTTCTTTATCTAAAAACCTAGCAAAAACCCTTTTTCTGGTAACCCTACAATTTAAAAAATCTTCATTGTAATAAACTATTTTTGAGAAAATACCTTCAGGATTAGCTAAAACTAATTTAGGTCTAGGCAGAGATCCCTGGCTCTTTTGTTCAACATCTTCAATTTTAACAGGCAAAGGTTGATAAGAATTGCCCTGCCAAATTATAGGGTTTGTGCCGTTTTCTGAAGACGTAAACCTATATATCGTACCACCTAAATTTATTTTTTCTGTTTCAGATAAATTTATAAAATTATCAGACAAGGGAGATAAATCCAATTCAAAAAGAGATACTATTACATCAGGGCTAAGTGATATAATTTGTTTGTTTCTATCGGCCGAAGATTTCACAACAACAAGCTATAATTCCTCTCTAACCACTCTCTAGCCCACTGCCGCATGCTTGCATCAGGATTAATATGTGGTTCCATAAACTTACTATCATTGGGCTCAACTATATTATATGCATTTTCAGATATAGTCCAACCTAAATCTTTTAACCAAGCGAGAGTCATGCGATTGCTTTTGTCAGATATACCATAGTCCCCTCCAAGCGTATACGGAGTCATAACAGCAAAGGGAAAAGACGGCTGAATATATTCTCCCAAACTTTTACAGGTTTCGGCAAAGTGAGAAAAATTACTCATGGGTGCAGAGTCTATATAAAAAACTTGCCCATTCGTATCAGTAAAATAACCCTCTGCATCATCAACGCTTTGATCTTTTATTATTTGTGCCTCGACCAAACTTTTATATTCTTCGGATACATTTTTTCCATAAAACTGCTTTCCCCAGTCCTGAAGATTAAGCCTGATAGCAAAAAATTCTCCACTAAAACTACTAGACCTAGTTTTGTTTACTAGATCTATATCGTTATATATTTCACCAACATTTTTAGACCCTAAGCCCAAAACGTGTAGAGTTTCGTGCAGCAATGTAGAGTAGAAATTAGTAAGACCTTCGCCTGTATCGGAGGTTTGAGTAATAGAGGTATTTTCTGTCGAGAATTCGTCTAAAAATATAAGGGGATCAAACATGATTGTTCCGTATTTAGCCGCAGGCCTATACGATCCATTAGTTTTTCTCATCCCCAAAAACTCTTGAACCGAAGATGCTGCAGCATAAGTATCGTCCTCGGGCTCAAATCTACCCGCAGCAGACTCGAAGATAGAGATATTAACAACCCTATCATCAGATATTAAATTATTAATTTTTTCCTTAACAAGCCTTAGTTGATTTTTTTGATTTTCGGATAAGTTCAAAAACTCCTTAAAATTTACCTTAAGGCCCCCGCCCTCAAGAACAGGCAAAGTTTCTCCTACGTACCTAAATACATTGGCGCCCGGATTTCTATGGTTAGAGTCTGGGTTTGACAAATGATTATCTTCTGGAAGTTGCTTGCCTATATCTATTGGCAATTTATGAATCATGGAATCTCTAAAATTATTTTGATTATAGGCTGCAGATATAGCCTCCATGTAATCATTATTTTCGAAAGACTCGTAAAGATTAGATACCCACATATAGGAAATATTAAATGTAGCACGAACACCTAAAGAAGGATTATTCCAGAATGGATATTCTGTTTGAAAACGAAATACTCTGTTACCGAAAGAGAAATTGCTTTCTATAAAGTTTTTTATATCTTCAAAATCCTGAATCAGACTAAATTTCGTAACGTCAATACCCGAATCAAAAACATGATGAGTATTGCAACCATAAATTTTTCCGTCAACAAGCAAGCACATTCCCTTTCCAATAAAATCTCCACTATTTGGAATTCCATTCGTAAACTCAAACAAAGAGTATGCTCGCTCTTTCTTATTCAAATAAGAGTCTATCACACCCTTTACATTAAAATTTGGATTAGAATTAATTTCTGCCTGACTCAACTCAATGTAATCCCTCTTATTATTAGCGAAATAGCAAGAAAAATAAAAAATATCTTCAAATTGCTCTAAAAAATCCGCGATAACTAACTGACCGGGTTTTTGAAATTGTTTATAAGCAGGAGGCTTAAATCTATCAACATGAATCATTCGAGATATACCCTTGTAGTAGGCACCAACCAGGCTCATTACGCTCATTTTTGCCGACGCTTGAGTTTCTGCTAAAGAGTATTTTCCGGGCGTAGAATTGTTGCTTGTAGAATGATGAGCGCCAATATGTATTGCTTTGTAAAATTCGTAAGGGTCATATGAATTCCCCAAATAAAAAGCTTTTTTACAACCATAATTAAACTTATATTTTGTATCCTTACCGTAAAAATGCTGAAACCCATATTGCATAAATTGATTGTGGAGATCAATGGGAGAAAAAATATTATTAGCTCTAGTGGAAAAACTTCCAGGATTTAGAAAGCCTACATCAAGGGAGTAAGTATTAGCTAATGCATACAAGTAAGAGGGAACCTTATCGTAACTAGGAACAATATCGCTTGAATCAATATTTTTAAAATCAATTTTTAAGCCCAATAGTTCCCGGGCTTTACCAACATTACTAGAAGGTAGGGATTTATTACTTAACTGAACCATGCCTAACGGAATTAACTCAATATAATCCCCCTTATAAATAAATTCTTCACCAGGCTCATTCAGAGACACTCCCAAAGAAGGAAAATTTCCATGAATTCTATTTAGGTTAGATATTTGCCCCCACTCTTCAAATTCAATAAATTGCCCAACAGTAATATCATCTTTTAATGCCTGATATGTTTTCCCTCTATACACCACATGATCCCCCTCGCTATAGGTTAGATCATTTTGCCAAAAATTAATTTCATTACTGCAAGTAAAAGTATCCCCAACAGAATAATTCGACTGAGGGCCGCCAATCAAAGAATAATCAAAATAATCTTCCTCTAACAGCGGAACAGAAGCTATAGTATAAACCTCGCCTATCTCCGGATAAGCAACGCCCAGCTCAAGATGTGAAAGGATAAGATAATTCACACTATCAACAAGATAATGCGGCAATAAGTCCTCCGTAGTAACCCTAAATTCGCTCTCTCTATTTTTATTGATTTCTCCCGTTTTCCACTTTGGAGCTCTACCAATATTATTACCCATGTGAACCAGGGGCGGAACAGCAAATGCGGTTTTCTTCATATCCTCAGAATCAATTATTGAGCTAGGCACTGAATCGTCAGCCATAGCAGATTTTATAGGTAGAGTGCAATAATGATATTGTTGACTAGCGCACGCCAAACCTCTGCGAATAGCATGATCTGAATTACCAATGTATTTATCCCATTCATGCCAATTTATGTTTATGTCTGCAATCCTAAAGCCTAAGTAAAGCTCAACCAACCTAGCGATATATCCCTTTTCTAAATTTTCTGAAATATTCACCAGTATCGTGCTCCCTCCTATTGAGTCGCTTCCGTCTGCCGTAGCAATAAAAGTATAAAAGTCTTGATTCTGATATCCCGAATGGGCACCTACAGAAGTCAGGTCAGATACTTCGTCGTCGTATACAGACAACACTAAATATTCATTATCTTTTTCTATATTTTTAGGTTCAACTAAAATTCCATCGTTCCAGAAAAGACTCGGGTCTAACCCTGAAGAAAGATTAGCCCTTGCCATCAAGATGGGAGTTTTTAATCCGGAGTCTGTTTCTGTTTCTGTGAACTGCCTGGTGATCTTTAAGTTTTTGAGCTGGACATTATGATCTAAAACCCAAACAGAAGAGTGAAGATCTTCGTCGCTTATATAACGCATAAAAATCTCAGCGATTTCTTTATTCATAAACCTATGCTCAGCTAGGTTCGGATTTTTTTCATAAGTTATATCTTCAATTAAATCAATATCTTCTTGACTCATTTTTGAAGAGTATACTATTTTTGTTGTCTGGCGATGATTACCTCTATAAACATAAGTAAAAAATGCAACAGACTTTTTATCTTCCAACAAATTACTCATAGTCATAAAAGACGAAGAATCAGTCTTAACAACCTTTATTTTAATATCTAACTCTTGATACTGAAATACAAAATCTTCCAGACTTAAAGATAAATCTTTTAGTTTAAAAATCAACTGGTCTCCGCTTAATTGCCATCGATTAACCCCAGAACTTATGCTCTCTATAGAAATTTTATTTATATATTTATACTCTCCACTTAATATTACATGAACTACAGTATGATCACCTGATGGGCTAGGAAATATAATTTCAGCAAATACAGATTCAAAATCATCTGGATTGCACAAGAAGGAGTTGTAATTATCGGGAATCTTAGCTGGCACAGCATGAGCAAAGTCAGAAGTACAATTATTAAGAACTGTTTTTTCTAATGCTATATATTTTTTTTGATTTTTCTTCTTATTAACAATTGAATTATATTCATTAACAGCAACCAGTTTGTTCCCAAAAGGGATGTTCACGAAGTTCCCATTTCGGTCAACTATATTGTAAACATCATTTCTGTTTTTAGTTAAACCGTAATTAAAAGCCTTGTCTGTTATTTCTACTTCTAAATTCGCGACGTCCTGAAAAGAAGAAAATCTTGACTTTATTACTCCATAAAATTTTATCGAACTAGAGCTACCCGACGAGCCTCGAGACTCCCCTTTAAAAGCTCTACATATCCCCCTCTGTTCATATACCTCTGAGTATCCTTTTTCTCCGGGTTTTTTTTCTATAGACAAAATGCAATGATTCTCATTATCTAAAACTCCTTCGTCAAGCAACTCTGCCTTTTTAGAGTCTACAGGCCAAGACACATCTTCAGAAGATTCAATTCCATATTTGTGCATTTCATTGGGAAATAAAATATGCCCCCCCTCTAAATTATAAGCCTTAAGTATGTATTCCACCCAAACACCCTCGTGAGCGTCAACAAATTCTTGCTCGAAATTAGGCTGAGTGTTAACAAACTCAACTAAAGCCGTCTGAGAATAGTTTGGCATACTTTTTAGGTCATGAGGATAAACACTGGAGTCAATGCTCGTAGCAATAACTGTAGAATGAGCACTCCAATTTACATAGGAGCCATTTTCACTTGCCGTAAACTTAGTTCCCACAGAATTAGACAGAGCTCCGATTTGCGAAAAATCATCCCCCCCGGGGTTAGTTATTATTTGGTAATCCTCTCCTTTCAAAATAAAATGAGCAGGAATTTCCCAATTAGATTCGTCAGAAGATTTAACATTCACAGATAAAGAGTCGCCAGTTAAATTTATTTCTCCAGAATATTTATTTTCAATAACAGTGGCGCCTCTAATCAAGCGCACAGAATTTCTTTTTTCGTTGTTGAGGTTAAAAGAATTCCAGTCTAACAAGGATCCATCCACAATAGCCGTATAAGAATCATTTTCTCTTGGAGGGGGTAAATCATAATTTGGGTATACTGGTTTTAATTTAAACCCAGACATATTAAAAAAAGCTATTTCAACTTCAGAATCACCCGACAAGCTTGCCCCGCTTCCAGTGGAGGTAAACATCTGCCCAACATATTGAGATGACGCACTAGGACCCCCAATGCTTGTAAAATCTGTCGACCCAACCCTGGATATCACAATAGAAATATCAGTAACAATCGCATTAATAGGAACTGCAGCATAAGGAGTGTTTATAAATCTTACCTTATTTCCCACAGAAACATCTGCAACTTTTCCCACAAAAAATGAACCAACAAAAGTTGGATTATCTTTTATAAAGTTTTCTCCCGAAACTGCAAACGTTACAATATCTCCTGGCTTATTAGAGCTGGAGCCGCCCACTGCAGATAAATCTATAGTTTCTCCACCCTCAAAATATAAAATCATGTATTTTTCTCCAGCAACAATAGAAGAAAGGGGAACCTGTATAGGTTTAAATATTTTTTGCGCCTCTAAGATATCGTCGCCTACTTTTTCTATTTCATAAGTTTGACCCCAAGTTACATCTAAAATATTTTCGGTAGAATCTCCATATTTTATTTTTCCCGATAGCTCATACCATGAATCTTCTGGATATAATTTTTTAACAGTTGAATCTCCGCTAAAATATTTTTCGTAAATTTTTTCAAGAGTTTCTTCAGAAGAATTAGCAACCTCCATGGAACCATCTTCAATTTCTTTTAAAATAAGTTTAGACAAAGCTCCACCATCTGTTTGCATTTCTTGAATAAATTCAGAAGCGTTTGAGGCGGCAAAATACTGCATAGCAGCAGGTTTATTGAATATACCCTGTATGACCGGACTAGATAAAGGTTGACTCCCATAAGCATAGTAGAATCCAAGCGTATTCCAAAACCTGTACTCTCCACTTTTAGAAGGAAGACTAGTTATATCACTCAAAGGGTTTGCATCCCATAACCTTCTGACCACTTGATCCGCGTTCCAGTTCTGTATTCTTGTGGACTTGATTTTATTTCTAACACCTGTATCCCCAGTCGGCAAAATTCCAATACCAAGTCCACTTAGGTCAATATAATTAAAAGAACCAGGAATATAGCTTGGCATACCAAGACTATCTTTATATTTACTTAAAAGCCAATCCCAATAAGTTTTAAACTTAAACAAGGGAACATTATTCAAGACAGGAACCTCCTCGAAATAAGATTTTACTGTATCTGCATTAACAAAATTACTTGATGACCATCTCATTAAATCTGGACTCATATTCCAATATAAGTTTCTTACCGTATCATCATGCGTACCTCCATCGGGTTTCAGAAGTCGATCACTATTATACAACATAGCGGCCCATCTCAATCTTTGCCCATTGCTTTTCTGCAGAAGGTTTTGGTAGCCGTTATTTATACTTATATTTCCTTGGATAGTCAAAGTGCTTTCGTTGCTTATTGTACTCCAAGTTTCGAAGTGAGGGTGCTCATCATAGGTGACGTCTATACTCGGAGACTCCTCAATCCACCTTTGAACTACATTTATTCCCCATGTTAAATTTTTATATATGGAAGCATTGGAGTTCTTCCTATAATGAGAATGAAACTTCATTTTTTTTGCGCCAACCAAACACCAAGAAAATTGAGCAAACAAACTCCACAAAGCTAAAACTCTCGCAAGGCCCTCACTAATACCCAAAAGAACACCATCACCGTAATAAGAATCCGATCGCGTATCGGCCCAATTATAAGCCGCCAAACTATTATCCCTGGCCGGGGTTCTGCCGCCACTAGGAAATTTCACCGTTCCATTTGAAACCCACTCTTTTTTGTTGTCGTCAAATGTGTAAGTTGGCATAGTACCAACCCACTCATAAGCTATCATATTAGCAGCATACTGAAATAATTTTTGACCAAGTTTAGCATTCGCCTGAATGCCGTTTTTCTTTCTATACTCCTGCAACATGTACGTAAACGTTGAAAAGAATGCATAAACAACCCCAGGCGCAAGCCAACCTATTTGATCCGAAGATCCAGGAATCATACCTCTTGCTTGATTAGGGTTTGGTTTGTTCGATGCGGCCCAATGATTGAGGTAACTTGTCTCTGGAAAGTTTCCTGTCCTCGTAAAGTCATAAGTTTGATCTAAGCTAACTCCCGGGTCATAACTTTCCTTAACAAAAGAAGCCCAATTTTCTATAAAGTAATCGTGAAAATCCGGATCCTCAAATAAATACTTCGCCCCCAAAATAGGACTAGGTAGACTCTGGTTTGACCACTTAGCACCCAGCCCATCAGGTAGTAGTATTTGAACCGTAGCCTTGCTTCCAAAATCTACCATTTTTCTATTTTCTGATTGTAGCAAAAGATCATTTAAGGGGTTATAGGTACAAGTAAAAACCGTGCCCTCTGGCATGTACATAACCAAATTATAAAGAGGAATAAACCTTATACCTTGATCTGCTTGATCAATAAATACATCTCGACCATTGGCAATAGCAACAAAGTCGGACCCTTCCTCGACATCCAGGCAGCCAACTTGAAGCAAGAGGTCCTTAGCCTCATCCCCAATAGGGTTCGTTACAAGTTCGTATGTTTGATTGAGCAAAATATCTTCTTTTTTCAAGCTTTGTGGAAACGCTTGATTCAATAAAGTAACATAAGGTAAAGATAACTTAACCCGTATATCATTAAACTCTTCTGAAACTGCAGCGCCATTAGAAAAACCAAGAGACCCAACTTCATTTTCGAAAGCCCCAACATCAGTAAAATCAAAACCCTCTCTAGTTTCTATAACTTCAAAAAAATCTCCGTTATTCAGTTGGGATAAATTTCTAGTAAGATCTAAATTAGACCAAGTATCATTCCCATTAAATACAAAAACCCTACCAATGAGAGGCTGGTCAATAAAATCTTCCTCATATTCTAAACCTAAATCATAATAATTCACAAGCTCAGAATCTCTAGAAATTTTTACCAGATCTCCTTCTTGAATTTCGTCAATCGGAACACTAGTCTGCCAAGCTTTTAACTTGTCCAGAAAATAATCAATAACATCTTGCATATTATCCATAGAAAGCAATTGGTCGACGTCTACATCCAATGAGTCAAGGTCAACCTTTTCATTTATATGCTTCTTGTAAGAACCAAGCCCGGCCCATTGATTTATTTGCTCCTCGGGGGGAGCAGTAAGGCAGTGGGCTATATGATTTATTAAAGTTCGATTTGGCTCAATGTAGAGCCAACTCGTAAGCAAAGAAAAATCCGTGTCTCCAAATTTTTTATCCTCAGACTCAATAATATATTTCTCCTTTGCCTGCATGCTGCTTAGCAGCGACTCGGAATCAATGTTTTCTATAGAAAACATATCCCCCTCGTCAACAGCCAAAGGAAAAGCTTTTACGCTTTCTTGAGCGAGCCTCCTGAAGGTGGAACCCTGATAGTTAAAATTCCCCAAACCTTCATAAGATTTATATAAATCCTGAAGAACAGGATTTTCTTCAATTATGAAAGTTTCATTTGAGGCTTCACTAAAGCTTTCAAAGCCTTTCAGGCCAAAGTTTTTCCCATAATCAAGATCGTAAACAGTGCCTCCACCTTTAAAATTGCGCGGCCTAGTTATACTACAGGGAAAGCCTGGAAAAAATCTAGGGTCTTTATTTTTTGTTAAAGAGCATGAAGCAATTTTTGAGTAAGTGGGGCCGCCAGAATCTTCGGTTAATCCTCTGGATTCTTTAGAAAATTGCGTATCATTCTCAACTTCAAGAAAATGATCTATATTAAAATATTTATTCTTGAATGTTTTTTCGCCAATGGCAGAACGCATATATCTATCATAATTTTCATATTTATTATGAAAAGGGTTGCAGTCTAGTTCGGGAAACTCGCTCTCAGAAAAAGGCTTCTTTTCTACGGGAAGAAATATAGCCCCCCCACCCTTGTTGTGCCGGTTTGAATCTAAAGATCTTACATTTACAACAAAATCATTCTTACCCCACTGAAAATTCAAACCGTGATCTGTGGCTATAAAAGCTAAATCCAAATTAGAATCATTACAACCTACACCTATATAACTATCAACTGAGGTCTCTTCGTATTCATGCACACAATACATTTCCCCCTTAATAATATTTGAAGGGTGCACCGGGTTGTTGTATGTTTTTAGAAAATATACCGAAGGACATGTAATAGCTTCCTCTGACAATGGTTTTGCAGAATCTACAATAGCTTCCTCCTGGGGATCTCCTGACAACCAATTATTTACAGAAACAGAGAGGGTATTCGGTTCTTGCAATTCTTGATCGTCTCCGATAGTCACCCATTCAATTTGCAAATTAGAAGAAAGGTCAGAGTTTATAATAGAGATCTTTATCCTCCCCCCTGTATCACCCTCGCTGGTATCCCATAGTATTTCTTTATCCTCCTCGTTCCCCACAAAACTAAAAAAATCTTCTGAATTCCCTTCGTTTATCACCAAATCAATATAACCTCTCGAGAAAGGTTCTAGTTTATTTGACCCGTGTTTTAAAAATAATTCTCTATTTAAAAAATGATCTGGCTCAATTTTAGATTTATAAGGAGTGAATATATCTCCATTATTTTTTTGATAGTACTCTCCCTCAACAGTCTGATCCTCCGACTTGAAACTTTGTTGAGAATCGTTATATTTTTCAAACCTAATCTTTTCTCGCTGAATAGGAAGCTCGTTGGTTAAGGCTTGCTCAAATTTAGTTAGCTCGGAAGCGTAATCGAAAACAGAATTAACTTTTGCAGATAAATCCTCATCACTTAAATCCTTAGATATGACCTTAACATCTAAATCAGCTACGCTCTTAAATTGACTAGACGCATAAATCGCTCGAATAATAGAAGCAGTATCTTCATACGATGATTTATCAGAATACAGATCTATAAACTGCTCTTCTAAAAATTCATCTCGACCAATCATATCTCTAAGTATAACCCTAATTCCCTCTACAGAGGAAAGTATACCATTAATTTGAGAGGCTTGAAGGCGACTAAACCCCTGCTCGGCATGCTCAGGAAGATACAAATAAACCATGCGTAACATTTCTTTAGTAAAATCCCTAACAGTCCAATATTCGGGCCTTTCCCAAATCAAAGTTTTATTCAAAATTGAAGAAAGTAAAGAGTTTTTCTTCAGCCAGTCATCCCAACTTCTAATTTGACCAAATTCATTTAAATTATCAAATGGAAAAATCTCATTTAAAACTATCGCCTTAATATCATCACTCAAAAGCTCTTCGCCGCTATAGCCCTCAGGAATATAACTTTCCCCAAATTTTTTGTAATAAGAAGGAAAAACAGCTCCATCAAAACTAAGCGAAACAATTTCTATTGACCCAGAACCTAAGTTTTCTAGCTCTATTCTTTTTATGAAAGGCTTGGAGGATATTATAGGGTTCTGCTCTGAAGACATCTCTATTGGAGACTTTACCATTAATCTTCCTGGGGCAACAGGGCTAGGAGTAACAAGATTTAAAATATCAGAAGAATCAATACCTACAGAAAATTCTTCGAATTCGGCTAGAATAGAATGACTGTTTTTATAATTATATGTGTGGCTCCAGTTACTACATATAAAAGATTTTCTTTTGTACGGCGATGGAGGCTTAAAAGAAAAGGGTATGCATCCATAATGATGCTCCAAAAAATGAAGTATAGAGTACGCCTCTAAATCATCCCTATTTTCAAAAGATACCGAGAATTTTAAACGATTAACATTAATTCCATCTTTATAAGTTTGTTTATAACTTTTTCCTATTTCAGTTAAAGAAGTGCGAGGCTCATGATTGATAGAAAAGTTTGCAGACGGCTTCCAGTTAAAGTCTTGAGTCCATACATCCTTATTTATACTTTCATAACCAGAATCATTTCTATCCCAAGCTTTTTTGCTCAAAAGAACTTTTACATCAGAAAAGTTTTCATCAATATCTAAACCGTTGTATAAAAAAGCAGTTCCAATATCATTAGAGTCAGACCCTATTAAGGTATAATTAAAACCGCTAGTGGATTCTATTACTTTGTATACGTCTCCATACTTAATTTCTTTAAGAGGTATGTATTTTTTTATAGGATCAAAACCAATAAAAGATTCTTGAAGCTCTCCGGTTTCTTCATTAATAAGAGTTGGCTTACAGTAATAATACTGATGATTATCAGGTTCAAAGACAACATCATCCTCTCGGTATATTTTATTATTACTATAACTCTCCGCAGGTTTAACAAAAATAGATTCAGATTTATTTAGCAAAGAAGAACTATAGGAAACAAGCTTTGCGGATACATCATGATTATTTTCAAAATTAATTTTGTGACTAAATTCTCTACAATAAAAATCCTTGGACTGATTATCCAAAGAATCATATGGATGAAAGGTTGAATTACCATCCCACCTAAATCCCTCAATACCGGCCTTGTATTCTAAAAACTCAGTTTCTCGTTTCTTTTCGTACTGCCCTTGATGGCTTTCTAGAAAATGTAATATTGAATTCGCCTCTCGACTTGTTCTATTTTTAAAATTTAAATTAAATTCGCAAGTCATTGAGTTTATATCTTTCGGCCTAGCCACGAAATAACCATTTCCGTATTTTTCTATATGTGTATCAGCTTTGAAACTTACAGTAGACCCATAATCTGCGTCGAAAAAGAAATCATCATAAGTCCAAGAGTCAGAGCTACTTATGTCGGTTCCTATAGAAGATATTTTAATAACGTGATCAGATTTTTGCTCTATTGCCGAAATTGAAGATAGATTTAAATCGAAAACATCCTTACCAAGAACTAGTGTTATAACTTGATTATCTATTCTCTCCGCTTTCCAATCAATATAGTAAAAACTATTGTTTCCACGAGATTTTTTTCTCGAGAAATTTTGTTCATACACAAGCATTGTTTTTTCCGGAAGAGATTCATAAAGACTGATTTCATCTTGAGATATATTAATGCCAGAGGAGGTGAACTCTCCGTATCTATCTTGACCAACAAGCTCTACAAAAACTGTATCCCCTTCCAATTGATTTCCTTCGGGTAAAGACGAAGAATCTGTATGAGCGGTAAAAGTATCTCCATTATAGGGGGCGATTTGAGAGCCAGACCCAGACCTTCCTCTAGTTAGAGCATCGAGGTCGTTTGTTATATTTTTAATAGATGTCGGGTTTTGACCCCTTTCGTAGACATAGTATGTATTACCAGATTTTAAATCTTGCTGGTCCACTACCCTGCTAAACTTAACCTCAAAATTTATTTTAGAAAAATAATCCTGCCCCGCCCAACCCATAAGCGGACTATAGCTCATGCTTGAATAATGGATATGGTGCCGCCGGATTTTTTGCAATTCGTTGTAATGGTCAGAGGTAATTGCAAAAAATCCGGCGGCACCATACTTTTTGTAACTGCTGTCGTAGTAATGCGTTTGCCTGGAATCCTTTTCGGGATGATAGGTCTTAACATAACTACCGCTACGATAGCCCCACATGTTATACTTATTCCAGTACCCATTGTAATAAAATACAGTTTTCTCCCAACCAATCTTACCCCTATTGAATATATATAATTCTTGAGAACCAACAAATTGTTCAAATATTTTTTGAGAAAACCACTCTTCCCCACCAGATTCTTCTAGATTAAAAAGCCCAGAATTAGACTTATATGCATTATCACTTCCATCTTTGGGCAAACCTCTTATCTGAATCCTGCTTTGCACTGAGTCTGTAAATTTATTAATTAAACCGCTTTCACTTGTTTCCGGAAGCTGAGCAGAGGGAACATCGGCTACCCCAAAAGAGTTTTCAAAATTTATAGAGCCCAGCACTGAATCTGGAGCAATAGATGCAGAATCAATAGTAGAATTTCCATTTTCTTTATTAATAAAAAAATACTTATTTTCAGAAAAATTATAAAAATAATAACCATACAAGGCTTTTAACTCTTCCGTATCCGGGGTCCCCACCATAGCCCAACCCTCGGAACCCAAACTTTTATTCTCTGAATCAAAGAGGTATACAAAAGTACTCGGTCTCTCTGAAATGCTTGTGCTAGGATTTGTGTACCTCGAAAACTCTTTAGAAGACCAGGCCCATTGACCCTTATCATCTGCCCCAACAAGATAAAAAGATATTTCGTGAGTCGTATCATATTGATTCTCTTCATCTTCAAGAGACAAGGCCATCCAGCCTAGTTTTTGATGAAAAATAAAGTTATTCTGCATGGAGGTAGACCAAAGAAAAGCTTCGTCAGAACCATCAGCTGTTTTCAAAAACCATGAAGAAGTAAACCAAAACCAATCTTCATCACCAGAACTTTCTAAAATTTTTGTTCCATCCAACCTAAGCAAAATAGAGCTTTGGTTACTGATTGAATTCGAGGCAGATAAATTTCTTTCATAGTTTAATACTTCATAAAAACCGTCGGCTCCATTTATTGAGCCCTCTAGCTTTATTTTTTGCCCAGGCTCGAAACCAACGTTTTCAGTCGAAATTGTATTAGCTTCATCAAAAATATAATGCGTCTTAAAATCATTATTTTCTGGACCTTCTGGGTCAAGAAAAAACCTATAAGCACCCTCAATAGCAAAGGTTCCGCCATTATCAATATCTCTTTTTGCGTAAAAAAACCTGCCATCCTCCTTGCTAAAAGCGTAGTCGAACTTTTTATAGCTTTTTAAAGGATCATATATACCCGAAAAAGGCTCTATAGAAGAGTCGTGCTCTGACAAAAGGGCCTTGTCTTTTATTTGCTGGAAAATACTAGAATCCATTATTACCTTATAACCTCAATTAAGTTGATTACACTTTTTACCAGAGAACCTTCAGATATTTCTGTAGACTGTGATTCTATTTTTCCGGAGCAAGTAAATGAAGCAATTTTTTTGCCCTCTAAAGAATTAATGAAAACCGCAAGGGATGAGTCTTGATCGTTTTTTATAAAATGGTTATTTTGCATATCTCCAAAGCTATTTAAATTAGAAACCATTTCATTTGTTTCGATTTGAGATCTACATATAATCTCATCAACAGACATTCTTGTAGGGGTTGCGCCACTAGCAGAATTATTTATTGAAGTATGCTCATTCCTCCTAATTGAGTGATGCCTTGCCCTATTCACTTGAATTTCATATTTCAGTCTAGATATTTCTAAGTCTGATACTACTCCACTTATAGTTAAATCGCCAAACGATTTTAACGCATGAGCGAAAGTTTTTTTATTATAGGATATTCTTTTTGAAACAGTTCTCTCGATAGACCCATATATATCATAAGAAGCAGAAGCAGAAATTACAGAAAAAGGTTGAACAGAAAAAGAAAAAGATCTTAAATACATATTATCAAATTTATATCTTCCTACTATATTTGAATTTATTGGCTTGTCGCTCATTCCTGCAGCAATATCAAACATTCTTGATATTGAATTGTCAATACCTTCCAAATTAAAGTGATCCGGAGTTATCATAAATTCTATATTCAAACTTCCATTGATCCCACTGTTTGGCTTAAAGTTTTGAAACGAAACTTTTTCTCCGCAAGTCTCTGGGTCAAAACCATCAAACCTTCTATCAAAGTTTAAATCGGGGGATATTGACAAAGACGCCTTGCTTGCAAGAATTTCTCTAGCATCTATAATAATCCCAGCATCTTCAAATCTCAAAAACGGTTTACTCATACTATGTCATTGTGATAAGTTTCATAACCTTTATATGTCATAGTTAAAGACATTTCACCCTCGACCGTTAAAGACATTGACTCGGAAATTAATCGAACACTCTTTCCTGTAAATTTATTAATAATTGTACCATCTAGAGAATCTTTAATTTCGATTCTTAAGTCTCCCACCTTTTGCGCAGATGTTAGTCTATCCTTTATCTGTCTAATTTGATACTCCTCGGCGATTATTGTGACTTCTATATCCGTCTCAATGGGATACTGAGTATCAACTTGGATAGGCTCTAGGTTTGGCCTAGAGGGGGGAAAATTCTGGGACCATTCGAATTCGCTCCCACGAGGAATTACATAAACAGGCTCCAAAACTATTTGCCTTGAATAACTAAAGCTAGTGACAGCATCTATATAGAAATCGCTAACATAAAGACTCATAGAAGACTGATCTGGATATTTTATGGGAGGAGACTGCTTTGTCTGAATAGAACTAAAATTCAATTCTTTTTTAAATGCATCTTTTCCTAAAGCGAGATAAAGACCGCCTAGACTCATATTTTGAGCCACTTTAGATATGTCATTTAGCGAATTGTAATTTTCTGAAGATATAGATATTGTACCATCATTCCACTCAGACTTATTTCTATTAAATGTTATTGAGTCATCGTTAATTTCTTCAGGAGAAAGATCAAAACCGGGAGAAACAGAATAATCATTCATATGAAAAAATACTTTATCCCCGTCAAATTGAGAATATTCATGGTTTTCATTTTTGCCAATTGCCTCTACAGCCAAAACATCTCTACCAAGATTGCCAAAAACTGTAAAATCGGTTTGAATTTCAGGGATCTCTCCTATGTTACAGGAAACGCTGTATCTAACCAATCGAGTTTTATCAAAACCAAAACCCTGATCATCATTTATCGATACAATAGCTCCAGAAATTTCTCTTTCGTCATAGATGTATTTCCCCATCGGATCTATTTCAACAAAAGGGTCTGCACCGACCATTGTTCTTGTGATAGATAAATTCCCCTGTAGCGGAGCGTCGATTAAGGCATCAATAAAACCGACACCTGCAGCCCTTATTGGTTTTTCTGAAATTCCGTAGCTAGCAGTTACATTTTGAACGCCAGACAGAGTGTAACCATCTAAAATTACTTTTTGTTCGTAGTTTGAAAAACTCATTGAGATTCACTTAGAACGCCTCCAGGTCTTTTTTCTTCAATGATAACAGCAACGACTTGCTCTTTTATTTTTTCTGACATTTGTTTATATTTTTCTTTGTCATCTGCGGACATGTCTTGATTATTGCCCTGCTCTTTCGAGGAAGAGCTATTTCCGGACTTTTCTACATTTACAGTTATATTTATATTGTTTGTACTAGAGCCTCCAGAAGAATCTCCAAATTCAGAAGAGCCAGAAGAGTCTCCCACGAGCCCTCCTTGATTATATTTTCCAGCGTTTACCATGTCTAGATTTGCTTTACCGATTTTTCTTGCAGAGCTAGCTTTAATTACATATTCTCCATCAGAAAGCATTGCCGGAATTTGGTCTATACCCTTTTTACCTGATACATGACCGCCTTTATTATGGTTGTGGACCGTTCCCCCAGAAGAGAAGGTCCAAGGATCTGGCATTTGTCCCTGAATATAGTCGGCCGCAGACCCGGTATTAGTCCACTGAGTTTTGTTGCCACCAAATAAACCCTTAAATGGATTTATCTGTTGCAAGGGGCTTTTGTTGTTGCTTATAGGAGAGCTCTGAAGAAAACCTCGACTAACTGCATTAGAGGGCAACCCATTCTTGAACACCTTGTAAGAACCGTCTATATTCTTGCCCACCACGGCATTTTTGCCCAAGCCGCCTAAACTTTTATTTGTCAAGCCTGCCTCTTTAGCTGCGCCAGTTAGTTTGCCTGTTCCGGTATCGGAAAAAGAGTCAAAAGCGTTATTTAATCCCGCCATAACTACGGTTGTCACAAGCGAACTGATCAAAGCTCTTTTTTTTGCTTTTTTTTCGTAAGCTTCTTGCTTAGCTTCTTCCATTTTTCTAATCGCTTCTTCATCTGCAGCCCTCGCAGCCTCAGAGTCTTCGTTTAAACCTAAATTTCCAGAACCAGAATAAAAGAAACCGCTCACATTTGTTCTCCTGTATTTTTTTTCAGAGGAGGCTACATCTCCACCTTCTGCAAATTGTTGAATACCTATTCCAGAATTTAAATTGTGCATAAATGCGGTACCGTATTTTGACACGGCTCCTCGATTCATCACGTATTCTCCATCGCTGATCATCGCAGGAACCATTCCTCCCGAACTGTATTTCCTAACTCTACCTCCATCGTTGTAACGAGCAACGGCTTGATCAGTTTGAAAAGCTTTTCCTCCCCTGGTATATGTACGAATAATACCTCCGTTATGACGCTCTTTAACCCTACCCCCACTATTGAATCCCATTGCACCAACAATTCGATTCGCAAAAGATTGAAGCATGGCTCGTTGAATGGCCATCAAGAAATTTAAACCAATTTGCCGCAGCTGATCATCAAGATCTTCTGCTCCATTAATTGCAACTTGCATAGCGTCGGCCATACCAGAGGCAAAGTTACGCGCAACATCACCACCAAGCTTGAAGTCCATATAATCAGCTTGATCACGAAGCTCTTTTGCTGCGTCCCTAAAACCATTTACCATATATCCAGCGCCAGAACCTCTTTGGAAAGCATCGATTTGCCTAAGAGTCGCGAGTCTTTGTTTATCGAGCTCCAATGTCTCTTTTGTTTCTTCGGATATATTATCAAGACTATCCTTAGCTTGCTCCAAATTTTGCTTCTCTTTTGTCGAAAGGTTGCTTTCCTCAGATTTTAATTCTTTTATCTGTTGCAATTGTTTAATTTGTTCAGCGAGTAATATGTTTGCTGACTCGAGATTTGCATTTTTCTTTTTATCGTCCTCAGAAAGCTCTCCGTCTTCTCCTGGCGATGCGAATTTGCTAGCATTATCAGACTCTATTGCTTTGAGTCTTGATATAGCACTATCCTCGCCGCCGCTTTCTAGAGTATAGCCTTCCACACTCAGTCCGGTATTTAATTCATTTAATCTTTTTTGATTTCTTTCTTCTGAAGCGGTCTTGACAATCTCTTCAAAACTTGAAGATGTACCTTTTTCACCTAGCTCACTCAAAGAATTCGCATCTTTAGTTTGCAGAGATTCCAAATCCTTCGCGTCATAATATCCCGCCAAACCCATACCATCAAGAGCTTGCTGTGCGGTAGTTGAGGTTGATTGATTGAAGCTTGTTATTCTGTCGTCTTGTTGTTTTGGTAAAGTGAATTTTTCATAAACATCCAACTCTTCTTGTTTGGTTCTATAAAGACCTCTTGTTTTTCCCTCAAAAACAGGTCTTTGAAAATTATCCTGGTCACGCTGGTATTGTATGTCTCTAATCGATGCAGCATGCTGAAGGTTGTCCATTGCGGTTTTAAATTTTATCGCAGTAGCCGACGCATCATCAGCAATCTCGCCTAGCTTTACATTTATTCTGCTGTTAATACGCAATCTGTCTTGATCCAATTTATTGCCTTCATTTAGCTGTTTATTCCTCAAGTCAGAACTTCTTTCATAATTATTTAAAGCTTTACTTTCGTTTGTGCCCTCCTTAGTCAATGTCCGCAAAAATTCTAAAAATTCATCGGCACCTTTTTCAAACTCTGCATTTAATGCATCATTAACCTCTATATCAGTTATGTCCTTTTCGGTCTTAGTGTCCCCCGAGTTTTTAGCCAAGTTTATTTTGATTGCGCTCTTCAACACATTGCTTCCTTGCGCAATTTTTAATAATTCATTAATACCGGTTTGCTCGTTTTTCTTGAGTTGCTCTTCGTATTTTTGTGAAAGTTTTACTTGAGCTTTTGCGGCACCTAGTCTGGCTTTTGTTTCTTGGTTCATCGAACCAGCCATAACCTTTTCATAGTTTGAAAGAGAATTGGTAATACCTCCATATGCTCGCTTGATCCTCATTTGCTCATCAAACATAAGGTCAGCATTTCGTATCATTGCTTGTTCTAAATTTAGTCTAATGATTACAGCATTATTGTGTTTCTTGTAATTATCTAGCAGATTTCCAACCTCTATTCCTGCGCTTTTTAATATTGCCTCAATCTCTTTAGCATTTCTTGATATATCTAACTCATCCAAGTCTTCTTTTAAGTCTGAAGCAGTTCTAGTCATATTGCTTCCGTCTTGCCTTTTGTATGATATTTCTTTCGAATCAGGCAGTTGATCTAAATACTGAGAGTATAATTCTTTACCTATTCCAAGTCTTTCCTTGCCACTGTCTCCTTGAAAAAAATTAGATCGACCAAATTGAGCAACAATTTCATTCATTGAGTAATCTTCCTTTACATCCAAACCCAGAGATCTAAGCTGCGCATCTTTTTGTATTTTAAACTCCTCCACCTTTGTCATATCAGCGGTAGCAGCGCTAGACATTTCTGAATTTAGGGTATCCCTAAGTTTTACAAGTCTTGTGAAAACATTTTGATTAGTTTTCTCAGAATGAGCAGCGATGCTGTTAATTATTTTTTCAAGCTCACTATCTCTATTTTCATCTTTTTCAAAATTTTGATAGGATCCGTCGTAATCTTTTAAGTTTTTTATTCGATTAGCAAACTCAAGAATACCAACATCTCTTTTGCCTGCCCCTAAAATAGCATCATCATAAAGAGGGTTATCTAACTCTATAACAGTTTCTTTTTTGTGCGCTCCGCTACCACTTTTCTCTATGTCTAATTTGAGCTCCTCCATAATGGCTTGTGTCCCAAGCTCCTCATTACCTAGAAGGCCTTGAAGTTCTTCTTGAGCCTTGAGTCCTCTAAATTTCATATCACCCCTATATTTAGTTTTTCCCAGATTCCTGCTTGTGCCAGGCACTCTATATCTTTCAAATTCCTGAAGAGAACTAGTTTGATATGTTAACTGATCCCCTTTATAATTTTGTTTGCCCAATTTAAAAAGATCGTTTTTTACAGCATTAAAGCCACTAACACCCGTTTCGATATTTTTTTTGATTCTCTCTTTATCAAATTCTACAGCGCTTTTTCTCATAGCTTCTGCGTTTTCTTCGGTTGCGCCCAGAAGTCCAAACAAACCTCCTGTAACAGCACCAAGCACAGTAACCAAAGGAGCAAATGGCCCAGCTAAAGGCGCAATCATACTTGCCATCATTGCTCCACTAGAAGCTCCGGTTAAAGCTCCTCCTGCGGCATAAGCTGCTCCGCCAGCCCCACCACCTGGACCGCTCTGTTGAAGAAATCCTGCGGCCATCGGCGCGCCCATCATCATCATCATGCCTGCATTACCGCTAAACATTTTTCCAAGGCCTTTCGAAAATTTTCCAACCCCTCCTTTTGAATACTTATCTATTTTCCCGCCTAGACTACTATCTAGCTTCGTTCTTTGTTGTTCTTGCTGAGCAATCTTCTCTTTGCTTGAAATAATCCTTTTACGAATGTTATCCTCTTGGTTTTTTAATTTTTCTGTTTTTTTGTAGCTTGCAGTAAGTTGATTCTGCTCCTGGCTAGTGCGTCGATTGCCTTTTTTCAGCAACTTTTGTCGCTCCTCATGCAGTTTTGATCTTTTTTCTCTAGAAGACTTTCGTTCTTTTAGATCTTTATCAATTTCTGCATTTACTTCCTTGATAGAATCTTCTAATTCTGAAACCGCTGACTTGTAACTCTCGTGAGTCAAAGGTCCAATCTTATCACTCATTGCATAATTAGGAATATACGAGTCTGTGCCAAAAACATCTCTTAATCCATTTGGTTCGTCTCGAGTATTCGTAACTCCAAGGCCCAGAGGATTCTCTTTTTTTACGAGAGCAGAATGAGCGTCAACACGAATTTGATTAACAGGAACCCCCGCAGCCTTTTCGCGATTGATTGCATTGCTCAACGGATTCGCAAAATTAGGAACGTGACCTTCAGCAGAAAATCCAACCTTAGAGTCGTTTAAATAATTTTTATTTCTTCTGTTTAGCATGGTAGATTTTAATCCACCTATTGAAAAGAAATCGCCAGAAGATGTACCACCAAGAATAGCATTTTTTTCATTAAATCCAAGATTACCCTTTGAGAAGTTTAAAAATGCCTCAACACCATTTTTGTTTACCCACTTGGATACTTGCATTTTTAAAGAGCGCAGAGAATTAAACCTTAAAACATCATAGCCAATATTCATCTCGCCAGACGTAGCCATACCAGGCTTGATTCTTTGCTTTAATTGAGGAAATGCGCGAAGCAATGCGGCCCATGCACTCTTTCCTTCTGCGTGGTTTATTTGATCAAAGTCGCTATATATAGAAGGATCTTTTCCTCCTTGTTTTTTTGTAAAATCACCAAGCGCCCCAAGGTTTCTAAACGCACCGCCCTTTTGATCTTGCTTGCCTCGCGAAGAATATATTATTGATGTACTATTTGTTGCTTCGCCCGACCCCTTTCCGTATGTAAAGTCAGTATATGTACCGGTTTCTCGGTCGGTGATTCTAGCAACAGGCAAATACCCGCTATATTTTCCGGTCGCTTGTATATTTGAACCTCCAAACTTATTTATTCTTTTGTTTAGTTCTTCTAGGTTTTTCTTCTTTTGAAAATCTGTATAGTCTGAATTCATTGACCACTTCCACCTGGGCTCGGACTCCCAAGAATTTGCGGCGAAATTAGGAATATATCCGCGAGCAGCTTTTCTTGATACCCTTACTATTTTTCCGTTTTTCTTTATAGGACTTTCGTTTTCATCAAGTAAGTCCTTATACGCAGGGCTTATATCCTTGAGATCGTCGGAGAGCTTGTACTTTTTTGTAGTATATGGAATTGCGCCTGACCGTGTTACCCTTCTTGGTTTTCCGTCTTTGCCGAGAATAGGATTCCCAGCTTCATCAACTTCGTCCTCCTCCCATGTTTTTCTTACCCCAAATTCGCTGATGAGTTTTTTATAGAAAGAGTGTTTATTTGATGTAGACAATGAATTTTTATAATCCGCCAAATTTATCTTTGGTAAGCCTGTAAAAATTCTCCTTAACTGACCAACAGCTCCAGGACCTCTAACATCAAAATCTCCATAAATATCGGATCGCTTATCTGGTTCAGGCGTATGACTCACTGCGGTATTTACAGCTGTTTCAAATATTCCTCCGACCGCAGCATTTATACCCCCTTGTGCTCCTTTTGCTTGTTTAAATTCATGATTAAACGCCCCCATTTCCACAGGCCCTTCGTTGATAAGTGCTCGTATTTGATTTGCATAACTTAGTCCAATATTTTTTGAGGAATCCTTTATCGACTCAGTGAGATTTGTTCCGACAGTTTTACTCCCGGCTTTAAGTGCATATACAGGCCAAGAAAGCCTTATGTCGCCTGTACCATAACTAGCTATTCCACTACCAGCTTCAGGAGGAACAAGCATAGCGGCTTTAGCGTTTTCGATAGCTTTATCGGTTGCCTCAATATCTAATTGCTTCTCCTGTAATCGCTGAAAGCTTTTGGCTCCAATAGTGTCCTCATAATCTTCAAATAACTTTCCTTGATTTGGTACATTACCTTTGCCCCAAGCAGCATCAAGGATTTCTTTACTTTTTTTGTCGCCCCATTTGAGCCCACTGGATGCAACCTGGATTATAGCATCTTTTTGCACGGGGGAGAGGCCGGCCGGAAGCGCAAAGTTGGGTATATATCCATCAGAATTATACGGATCAAACCCATGAACCTTTCCAAATTCTTTTTGGTAAGCTTGTCCAGCACGACTTTTAGCGGGAGGCATAATTGCTGGTTGAGACATGCCAGGAAAAGTTTTCACATGCTCTGCCGAGTTGTAAACAACTGGACCTTCTCCGGGAATGTCCATAGATTTTATTGCTCCAGGAGCGTATCCAGATTTGACCGCTTCTTTTCTTTCTATTTTTTCTGGGCTAGGAACAAATCCTTCTGCAAATATATAATCAAAAAGATCTGGCTCTTGTCTATCTTTAGGGACAAGCCTTTGATTGCTTGAGTTGGCGAAGTTAGGAACATAGCCCAAAGCGTAAGGCTTCGGCTTCTTCTTTAAGTCATCAACTTCTTCTTCATCTTTTTTCAGTCTATTTATTTCAAACCTTTTATTGAATGCGTCAGATCCATTAATTTTTTCGAAACCAGAGCGATAATTTTGTTGATCTATTTTGGATAGAATCGGAGTTTCTTTTTCGGTTTGATATATTTTTAAGTCTTTTTGATAGTATGGTTTAAGCTTTTGGTTTTTTGATCCGCGCTCGACAACCTCAAATTTTCTTTCTTGAGGTTCCGTGATTTGATTTTTAGAACCTTTTTGATCTTCAGGTTGAATCTGTCTTTCTTGAGGAGGAGAGCTTTGATTTTTCGAGCCCCCTTTAATATCAGGGAGATCTAATTTGTCTACGTCTTCTCTACGCTCTGAAGTTTCAACTTTTTGATTCTTCGAGTCAATCTTTTGTTCTTCGGTGACCTGCCTTTCTTGCGGTGCAGACTTTTGATTTTTAGAGCCCACCTGCTGATCGGTTTGAACCTCTCTATCGGTTTGGTTCTTGGAACCTTTTTGTTCTTGAGGTTCTAATTGTCGCCCTTCGGGAGCAGTGGTTTGATTCTTGGAACCCTTTCGTTCATCGGGTTCAGTAAATTCTTTGGGAGTAGTCTTTTGGTTTTTCGAGCCTTCTTGTTGATCGGTTTGTGTTTTTCTAACAGTTTGATTCCTGGAACCTTCCTTGTCATCAGGAAAAAGTTGACGCTCCTGTGGCGGAGCGATTTGATTCTTTGATCCCTTATTTAAATCTATACCCTGAATTATTTTATTTGGATCAATACCTTTTGTTCTTGTTTTATTATCAGAGAAGATTGTTTTCGATTCGGACGAATCTTTGCCATGTAACTTGTCGAACCCTTTTTTAAATAAATCCTTGTTTTCCTTGTTGCTCGACTTAGATAATTCAGAAGCAAGAGATACCTCTGTTTCAGTAATTTTGATTTTACTTGTTTGATTCTTCGAGCCTTTTTGTTCTTGTTTCTGTTGGCGCTCCTGAGGTGGAGCCACTTGATTTTTGGATCCTTTTTGATCGTCAGACTCAAGTTGTCTTTCCTGAGGGGCAGCGGTTTGGTTTTTAGAACCTTTCTGTTCTCCAGGCTCAGTAAATTCTTTGGGAGTAGCCTTTTGGTTTTTGGATCCTTCCTGTTGATCGGGTTGGGCTTGGCGCTCTTGAGGTGGAGCTATTTGATTCCTGGAGCCCTTTTGTTCATCGGGTTCAGTAAATTCTTTGGGAGTAGTCTTTTGGTTTTTTGAGCCTTCTTGTTGATCGGGTTGGACTTGGCGTTCTTGAGGTGGAGCAGTTTGATTCTTTGAGCCAGAATCTTCCGCAGAACCTCGCCTTTCTTTTGGCGGAGTTCTTTGATTTTGAGAACCAATAATTGTTTCTGGATCTTTAGACACATCCAAATCTTCTTGAGATCTTAATCGCTGGACTTTCTTTAAATAAGAATTTGGAGTATATTTTTGATTACGGGACTTATCCACAGAATCAACACCAGAAGCTTCGTAAGGATTAAATCCATGAATATCCTCAAAAGCTTGTTTATAGTTTGATCCAGCTTTTGTTTGGGACGGAGGCATGATTGCAGGCTGCTTTATTCCCGGAAAATATTTTATTGTCTCTGCTGTATTGTATAAAATATCTCCTTCTCCAGGAACCCTCATTGATCTCACCTGACCAGGCTTATAACCCGCTTCTTTCGCAGCTTCTTCTTCTTCAAATTTATCTTTGGTTGAAGTTTTGGCAAAATTAGGAATAAAACCCTCTGCAGATCTACCTTTCTTTGTTCTTCTTGTGAGATTGGCCCCAAACCCTTGTTGATATAGAGTTGAAGAAGCTTGTTGAGCTATAGTATTTAATACTTTAGCTTCGGCAATTTGAGACTTTATCAAACCAAGAATAATCTTCTCTTTTTCAACTTTAGAAATATCTGTTCTCAACATCTCTTTATTAAGAGCCGCATTTTGAGAGAATAAATTTACTAAAGATGATTGTATTGCTTGTTGTTTCTTTGCTTCACTTGTTATACCAATCAAAGAGCCAAGACTTTCTCTTGTAAATTTGACAGCTTGACCAAACAACTTAAAGAATACTGCAGTAAGAACAACCAAGCCTGGCCCAGATAATATATTTCCAATGCCAGCAAGAAAGCCGTTAGCAAATTTACTTCCAGCACTCTCCCCATCTCCAATTAAATCATTTGCTCCTTCCGCAAAACTTTTAAAAGTGTTTAAAATTTTCTCCATTCCAGGAGCCAGAACAACCTCTCCTACTGCGGCGCTCATTTCTTTTAAAGCTAAACCAGTTTCTGTAGCTAAAGCAGAAATAGTATCCCTTAACTGATCATTCTTTTGGATCGCTTCGTCGGTAGCAGAAGACGAAATTTCAGTAGCCCTCGCAAGTATACCATTTTGTTTTGCAGCATCACTCAAAACAGCCTTTAAAATATTGATTTGAAAAACGCCACCGACTGTTTGAGCGATTTGAGCTTTTTGAGATTCAGATAAACCATCGAAAGTGTTTGCAAGATCAGTGAGTATTCTTGTAGCATTGATTGTATTGCCCTCAACATCTCTAACAGCAATACCCAATTCTTCGAGTTGATCAAGAGTGCCGGTTCTACCAACCCTCGTAAAAATAGTTTTCAGCGAGTTTCCAATTACCTTTCCGCCTCGAGCAGTTTGTTGTTGAGCTGCGGTAACAATACCAACAAGTTCATCGATATCAACTCCAGCACTTTTCGCAGACTGACCTGTTCGGGCAATAGCGTCAGCAAAATCTTCTGCGCTAACAGCAAACTGAACATCGACTGCCGCAAATTTACTTACAAGCTCAGTGGTATCTTTTATTTCTGAACCATAAGTATTCATTGCCGCGGTTAAAGCTTTCACCGCATTTGCAGAATCCATACCTGTCAGACGAGTAAGAATCAAAGCGTCTCGCGTTCTTTTTAAAGTTTCTTCTACAGACAAACCTTGACGAGCATACTCTACTGCTGCATCAGAAGCTACCTTAAATGCTTGCCCAGTTTCTTTGGCCGCATCAAATAATCCAGAAGAAAAAGCTTGAAGGTTTTCAGTCGACAACCCCATTACTACATTTATATCTGCAAGAGCTTTTTCAACTTCAACCAAGTTAACAACCATGGCCTTGAATGCATTAGAAATACCGTTTATAATTGCCATGCTAGCCCCAAACGCAAGAATACGAGCGTTGGCAGCTTCCATCGATTTGGTAAATTCATCTGCAGACCTGCGCATGTTACCCAAAGGCTGAGTGGCACCTTTGTCATCTACGGAAACTTTTATTGGTTGCCGCCGTATTCTGTTTACAGCCGCCTGTACTGCCGCTTCAAGCGGCTTAGTATTACCATGTACGTCAAGATCTATGCTCATTTTTCCTTATTCCTAGATAAGGCATATATACACCAAATTTATTCTACGCCATGCAATTTCATTAAATCTTCCATATTTAAACTTCCACCCTTCTTCTTTACCTCTTCATGCAGATCAACACCTTTAGTTTTTTCCTTGACTCCAAGATACTCATAATCTTCCTTTTTAGCACCTACAAGTGTGGCTGCGTCACCGGTCTGCAGCTTCTGAACTGCTTTATCTTTTTCTTCTCTCGAAGAGCCTCCGAACTCTAATAATTTTTTTGGATCAGATTTAATATGATCTGGTATATTATCATTGTAATCGAATATATTTTTAAATACTCTTGTGTATACTATCAATCTTATTTGATTGTATGTCAATTCACAAAATGGCTTTCCATAAAACTGCATGCTATCTTCAGCAAAGCTCAAATAAGGACTATAAAAATCCTCTAATACTGTATGCTGTATACTTTCTTCACCAAAATTCTCAAATATAGAATTATACAACAACACAACATCTGAAATTTCATAGTCCTGCATGTCATCAAACCTACCATCATCAAAATAAGGCTTGTTCAATTCACGATCATAAAAAAAACTTTTAATCATATAAAAATCATTCATTCTATCTTTTGCATATTTTTCGCAAGTATTGCCAATGAGGCTTTTCTTTTGCAATTCTTTATCACGCAACAATTTATTTTCTTTATCTATTAAATCTTGTTGTTGATCTATTTCGCTTTTGAGCACCAGTTTGTTTTTGGCAGTACTCAAGCTTTTTATAAATTCTTTTTTCTCTTCAATAATTTTTTGATCTTTCTCCGTCCACTGATTTTCTTCGGCGAGCATAGCCAGCATATCTTCTTCGGTAGGAACGCCTTTGTTTTTAGCAATATTAAAATACCTCTCCTCTATCTCCTCAAGCTCTACTTGGTCGTGAGGAGTTAAATGTTTCACAAAAACTTTCTCAGAGTTTAAGGTCGACTCAGAGAAGCCTCGAACAACATCTCTAAATATTCTTCGACGCTTGGTCGTTTCCACGACACTAGATATTACCTTGATCTATATCTTGGTTTAGACTCGCTAGCTCATCTGAAGACGCAGAGCCAGAACTATAATACCAAAAACTAAATAATGCAGCAACCTTGCCCCCAATTAAATCATAAATCTCATCACCCTCTTCCTCCATGTCATAAAAAACTTGAAGTTTGTGTTCAAATGTTTTGCCAGGAAATAAAGGTTCAATTTCGTCTTGGTCATCCTTTTGTATATATGTTAAGTTTAATATATACCATTGAATAACTTTGTTTTCGGCTCGCATATCAGCCGTATGATTGAAAAGATTTGCGTATGATGTTTCGACGTTAATGATATCTTTTCTTGTAAGAGCTATATCTCCAGCTAACGAGCCAATTTTATTTTTAAATTTTTCTGATTCTGAGTCAGTACTAATTTGAAGCCTCTCGATTTCATTAGACATTTCGCCATACTTAATATACATATTAGTCAACGATTTGGCATCCTCTTCTGCAAGAAGTCCACCTGTGTCGCTATATTTTTTTGCCAACATAGCTTTTGTGAGTATGCCGTTCTTGATGCATTTGCTCATTTCAACACTAAACTCTAGTTCTGCTTCTTCTATTTGCCTTCGACTAGGCTTCTTCATCACAACTCTATAAGGCACGCTTTCTTCAATCTCTTTTGTGATTGAAACCTCTTCGTCTTCGTTCGTGTCTTGATTTTTTACAGTTTTTGTTTCTGTTAGTTTATTTTTTTCTTTTTTCTCAAAAGTGAAACTGTAAATTTCTTTGAGTTTTTTTCTTGTTTGTTCTATAGTTTCCTGTGTCATAATTTTATTTAAAGATAAAGTGCGCTGTATAATTATCTAAATCTCCTTGAATATTTCTAATTGTTTCGTTACCAATATCAAGAATTCTTTTTCTTAAATGCTGAAGTTTTTCTTCACTAAAGTAGTCGGCTTGATCCACAACAGGCAAGCAGCCTTCTGGCAAATTGTTTCTCAACTTATCGAAACTAATTTCGTGCTCTTTGTGTAAGTCCTCAATCATAACGAGGAAGCCCTTGAATAGGGAAACCGTATTCCTTTGGCAACACCTTTTAAAAATGTCTTCTGGATCCATATAAACCTTGTACCTGCATTAGAGTACACAAATTTTTTATTAGTGTATCAATATATATGCAACCATTTTTTAAAGATTACGAAAAACGCAATATTGCAGAGCAGCTTTTGGGCCTTCACGAAACATTCGGAAGAGATATTGTTGTATAC